TAATCCTGATCTCGCAGAACAAAAAATGTGGGACATCATGGAGCGTAATCTGACTAATACATACAATCTTGTATCTAAGGTCGCTACATTACCCCAATCATTACGTATGGTACGTCTAACTAGTGACATGCTATGTGGCTACAGTCATCCTGAATTCGCATACTTCTACAAACAGACTGACGTTCGTAATCGTATGGAGCAACTATGTGCGCCTATCGGTGAGGTTGCACGTACAAACAATGTCAGGCTATCGTTTCATCCAGGTCAGTTTACAGTTCTTGCATCAGCAAGTGAAGGTATAGTAAATAACAGTATAACGGAGTTTGAATATCATGTTGATATGGCAAGGGCAATGGGCTACGGTCGATCATTTCAGGACTTTAAAATCAATGTACACATCTCGGGCAAGAAAGGTCCGCAAGGTATTATCGATGTCTTACCCAGACTCTCACCCGAGGCACGAAACACAATTACAATCGAAAATGACGAAATGTCATGGGGACTTGATGCCAGCCTCGAACTCGCCGATCATGTTGCACTCGTTTTGGACATACACCATCACTGGGTCAAAGACGGAGAATACATTCTACCAACCGATGATCGATGTAAGCGTATAATTGATTCATGGCGTGGTGTTCGTCCTGTCATTCATTACTCAGTATCACGTGAGGATTGTCTTGTAGGTCACAATGCTGATGAATTACCACAGTTAGATACACTACTAGAATCAGGTTACAAGAAGCAAAAACTCAGGGCTCATTCTGAATACTTCTGGAACAATCCAGCAAATGACTGGGCACTTGATCATCTAGCATGGGCTGACATTATGTGCGAGTCTAAAGGTAAAAATCTTGCGTCATTCAAATTGCATGATAAGTATATGACAGAGAGGGATTAAATGTTTGAAAATATAAAAAATATGTTCGGTAAGAAAAAACCCGAACCAGCACCGAAAAAGAAATCAGTACATAAACTTAGTGAGAAGGAAAAGGCAACTAGGGCTGGAGAACCTTGGGTATCTATCTTAGACATGCAACTTGATCCTGAAGATATTAATAACGGTGCATTTGAAATGGATTGGAATGATAAGTTTGTATTGAATCTTATCAAGCAAGGATACAAAGTAAAAGAAGACGATACTGATGAAGAACTTGTAGATAGATGGTTTCAGACTGTATGTCGAAACATTGCATTAGAAGTCTACGAACAAGATCAAGCAGATCCTCAGAATAGAAACAGAGATGTTGATCCTATCACAGGTGCAGAAATGCGAGTAGTTACAAAGAAAGATTTAGGCGATGGCCGCTCAGAGGTACAATAATGGAAACAGTAGTCTTTTGTAAAAAATACCAAGAAGAATTACCAGCAATGTCCTTTCCACCTTTACCAGGACAAGCAGGTAAAGACTTATTAGAAACTGTATCTCAGAAAGCATTTGATGCATGGAAGTCACATCAAACCACTCTTATCAATGAACGCAGAATGGACTTATCTAACCCTGAGACTAGAGCATTTTTAATAGAAGAAATGTATAAGTTCTTTGATAACAAAGAAGTAGCACAAGCAGAAGGTTTTGTCGAGCCTACAAAAGACTCTGGTGTACAAGCATATATTCCGCCTACCCCTCCCCCAATTATTTAATTTACCCTTTTTACCCATAAAGGCTTGCAATCTGCTAAGTTATTGCGTATAATACACTCATATTATGATAAATAAGAGTACTGGTATATGAAATACGCACTAATAGACACAATGAATACATTCTTTCGTGCCAAGCATGTTGCATCACGTAATGCAGATACTTGGGAAAAGATAGGCATGGCATTGCATCTGACTCTAGGGTCAGTCAACCAAGCAGTTCGTAACTATGGTGTCGATCATGTAGTCTTTTGTTTAGAAGGTCGTTCATGGCGTAAGGATTTTTACACGCCTTACAAGGCAACACGTAAAGTCAAAGAACAAGACATGACTGAGGCTGAGGTCGAAGAGAGCGAAATGTTCTGGGAGACTTATCAATCATTAATTGATTTCTTATCAGAGAAAACTAATGTAACAGTTTTACGTGATCCTAATGCTGAGGCTGATGATTGTATAGCACGATTCGCCGCACTACATCCAGATGATGAGCATATCATTATCTCAACTGACACTGACTATCTACAATTGTTATCAGAGTCTGTTCATATGTATAACGGTGTTACTAGACAATTAATTACTATCGATGGCTATTTTGATGATAAAGGTCGTCCAGTCATTGACAAGAAGACTAAAGAACATAAGACACTAGAAGACCCTCAGTATCTATTGTTTGAGAAATGTATGCGTGGCGACACTAGTGACAATGTGTTTAGTGCATATCCAGGTGTACGTAAGAAGGGCACTAAGAACAAGACAGGTCTATTAGAAGCATTTGCTGATAAAGACAAAGGTGGATTCAACTGGAACAACATCATGTTACAACGTTGGACTGATCACAATGATGTCGAGCATAGGGTACGTGATGATTATGAACGCAATCGTACACTGATCGATCTTACAGCACAGCCTAGATTATTCAGAGATAATACTGACATTGTTGTAAAGAAAGGCGTCAATGATAAGAAGGAAGTAGCACAAGTTGGTGTGCATTTTATGAGGTTCTGTGGGAAATATGAACTTAACAGAATCAGTGATCAAGCAGATAGTTATGCTAAATGGTTGAACAAATCATACCAAGGAGCATTAATAAATGAATAATAACTCAAAAGGAGACAAAATGATATTAGATGTAGAATTAACAGCAAAGCCAATCACAGACGGTGAATTTTGGATATTGACTGACGGTAAAAACAAAGTAGGAAATGTATCTGCAAACATCGAAGGATATGGTGTTAATTTAGCTGGACAAAGTTTTCAATTCAGTACTACTGATGAGATCATAAAAAATACTAAAATTAAATTTGTCACACCTGAAGTATCTAAAACAACTTTAGAAGTTCCTTACCCTGAATACCCTTGTCCAAACAAAACGTTTAATTCAGTATTTGACGTAGCACGAGGATTACATGTCTTTACAAAGACTGAAAAGTCTAAATGTTTTCATGCCGCAGGGTATTTTGTCGTTGAACATAACAACACAACAGAAGTAATTTTCTGTCCAAAGTATATTTTCATTCAACGTTATCCTTATTCAGGACCTTATAAAACAAAAATTGAAGCACAAAGTCAGATAAATATATAGACATGTTACATATTAAATCGTTTTTTAATAAAATGACTGTAATGGAAAGTAAACAATCTAATACTTTGGTAATGACCAAAGATGATGCACGAGGTTTGCGAGACGATATTAGTGTACTGTTGGCAGACTTACATGAGTTAAGCAAAGAAGAAATTGAGAATAGAAATGAAGAAACGATTGATATACAGGTTAAAGGCGGATCTTTCAAATGAGTAGAAACCAGCCATCTGTATTATTAGAGTATGTAGATAAAGAAACATACAAATGTGATCAAATTATCGAAGCATCAGGCATTTGGGCTGTTTACTATGATGAGCAACCTATCAACTTAAAATCTTCTCATTATTTAACTAACGATGCCGCACCCAAATACAAAAAGACAAGTTTCTCTAATCCAGGTCACGCAAGAAACTTATGCAGAAAGTTAAATGCCCAATTCAAAACAGATAAGTTTACAGTTGTCTTTATGAACTCAGGGCGAAAAGTGTACCCTGATGATATTTCCGAAGACTAAAAAAGAAATCACAGAAGCAATACTCAACGCAATACCACGTGGACAATACCACACAATGCCAATTGACAATGTTATGTTTGAATGGTGGCTGACAGGCAGAGGTGGTCAAGGACTAAGACTTAACTTATCAGGACTTGATGCATTTGAAATGGCTAACCTTGAATACTATGATTTTCCTTTGGGACTTAATCCTAAGTCAATGCACAAACGTAGAATCATTGCACCAGAAGCATTTGTACAAGAAATCATCAAAAAGATTAAATGTCCATATTACCTTGGCGTCCACCAAAAAAAGGGAGAAAAGGGAGAACCTTTTATCAGAATCTATGATCATAAAACAGCCATGATGTTGACCTTACATGGTACTTTGAGAGACTTTTTAGACTCTGTATGACCAGTGTGCATATGGGTTATGCATCTGAGTTATGACTTGATAATTAAATATAAGTTTTCGTAATACAGGGATAAATAGAATTTGTAGGAGGGTCCTACACAACACAATCTACACACACTGGAGTATTAAAATTGAAAATTATTCGTAAGATGGGAGAAAGACTATTCGGATGTGATGGTCGTGGAGAATTATGTGAGACTATAGGTTTCGCATTGATTGGTTCTTCATGCTGTTACATTATGGTTTACTCAATTGCACAAATAACACCGTAACGCATTTCCTCAATTCGTCACAAAAAACATAAAAAAACATTATGCCCGAGACGCAAGTTTTGGGCATATTGCCCTTGACACTGGTACTATTTTTTAGTATACTACAATTATGAAATCATCATTGTTTGAAGGCAGATATGCGGGTAACCTAGAATTCATCGGCAAATTGCTGTTGGAAGGAGGGTATACCAAATTCACTGACTGGCTTATCGAACAGGATGAGGCACGTCAAATTGATGTAGTCTATATGATGTCATTGTTTGCTAAAGAGACTAATCTGTTGGTCACAGAACAAGCCAAAGAAAATGATTCTCCCTCACCCAAAACACTAAAAGTCAGAAGTCCTGGGCTACGAGGGGTAGATGAAGCCGCTAAAGAGATCAGAAATAAGCCCAAATTGACTGTCGTAAGTAGCAATGTTGTCCCAATTAAACCCAAAAAAAAGTGAAAAAAGTGAAAATAATGGGTAAAAAGGCTTGACATTGGGTACAATTTTGCGTATAATATATGTATATTATGAACAAACAAGGAAACAATATGTACTTAATCATTGACAACACTAATCAAGCAATCCACAGAGAGCCTAACAAAAGAAGTTATGCTTCTACTCAGTACAAGACTGTAGGTGCCGCTAAAGCAGGCATCACTAGAACTGTTAAGTACTACCAAAAAGCATATGATCAAGTTGCTGAATGTGTTGCTAATGGTCTACCTGAGTATCATGCTCCGATGCACAATGCATACCGTGATGCTACTGAGTCACATTTTAATCTTACTCATAAGCAGTTTGCATCGTCTTATACGATTGTTGCTGTTGAAGATTATGTTGAACCAATGATTACTAAGACTGGCATCTGCCCAGGTACTGGTAAAAAAATCACTGTAACTGAGGGAATCAATACTCCTCACTACATGTCAACTCTTTCAGAATCATACTGGAGTGCATAAGGAATGACAATTATGTCTAAGAAAAAAATGTCAAACAACCGCCTAAACTATTCAGCAAATGATGTTTGGGCAGTTGCATGTAAGGCACAACGTCTTAATAAAGAATACATTAAGTTTGTACCTGAAGAGTCTAAAAAAGAGACTAACAGGGAAATCATGTACCGTCTGTTAGACGAATCTCCAATGCACTTGACTGTTGCAGACAAGAATGCAGGCGTTAAGGTACGTCAGCATTTTCAGGCTCTGACATTCAAATTGTTGACTGGCGCACATGTTAGTGACTTTGAAAAGACTGCAATGGAAATCGCAGACAAAGAAACCATTGATAGTAAACTAGATGTTGCTATCATTGCTAGTCTTCCTCAATCATTTGAAAGGGCCAACGTTCGTAAGGACCAAGATAAAGAAATCGCTAAGGTAACTACAGACAAGACTATTGGCAAGATCAAAGATCGTGTTAGTCTTAATGTTACTGTATTAAGAACTTTCCTATCTCACAAATGGAACTGCTACTTCATAACAGCAGTAACTGACAATGATGAGGTTGTATTCTTTGGATCATCAAAGATCGTAACCAAAGTTGGTGAAGTCATGTCTATCAAAGGAACAGTAAAAAGTTACCGAAAGGACGATAATGGTATGGTCACTCAACTTAATCGAGTGCTAAAGGAGGCATAATGAAAAATTATTTAATTGGATTTGTGATAGGGTACTTATTGTGTGCCTATTCGTTTGGTGGATCAGAAGGAATGGCAATTGTTATTGAAGAAGCATTTACTCAAATAAGCATGTGGATTTCTGAATTTAAACAGTCAATTGACGGTTGACATTGAATACGTTTGGCTGTATAATAATAGTATATTTAGGAGAAACATATGAGTGCAAGTTGGATACATAAAATTAACGAATCAAATTCAAAACTTCATAAGCAAGATGTTTTGACCCAAGCATTAGAAGCCGCTACTTTAGGCAGTGAGAATGCAGATACGTTCCTTAAACTTGCTGGCATGTGTTACAATCCATATGTTACATTTGGCATCAAAAAGATTCCAGACAATCAGGAATCAGATAGGGACTATGCCAACCCTTACCCAGAGTTTATCGAATTACTAGAACAACTTAAAGAACGTAAGTTGACTGGTAATGATGCTATTGATGCAGTAGCAAAAATGTCACTACAATTTTCTAGTGATGAATGGAACAACTTTTGTGCTCCAGTCATTCGCAGAGATTTACGTGCTGGATTTTCTATATCCACAATCAACAAAGTTTGTAAGAAGACTGACTACGAAGTACCAGTCTTTAAATGCCAACTTGCTACAAATGGCGATGGCAGACCTGAAATGTCAGGCACCAAAAGACTTGAGCCTAAATTAGATGGTGTAAGAGTTCTAATGGTAGTATCGTTTGAGCCTGGCATGTATGATCATCCTGAACCTGTCGCAACTTGCTACAGTCGTAATGGCAAAGTCTTTGAGAACTTCACACACATTGAAGATCAAGTAACCACTAATGTAAGAAAAATAATTACATTGTTAGGCAACGAGATTGGTAATTGTGCAAAGGGTTTTGTATTCGATGGAGAAGTTGTTGGAGCATCATTCAATGAGTTAATGAAACAAGCACGTAGAAAAACTGATGCTAAGGCTGATGATACAGTGTTTCATGTATTCGATGTCATGCCACTAGCAGACTTTCAACGTGGACATTGCAATGCACAGTTTAGAAAACGTATTACTGCAATGAACAACTTAAGACCTTTATTAGAAGGCCTCAGTTCCGTAGAAACTATGTCACATATTATTGTTGACTTAGATACTGATGAAGGCAAACAAGAAATCAAAACATACTCTAACGATATGGTCAATGCAGGATTCGAGGGCATTATGATCAAAGATTTAGAGGCACCTTACGAGTGTAAACGTAATCTCTTCTGGATGAAATGGAAGCCTACTATCACTGTAGACTTAGAAGTCATTGCTATCGAAGATGGCACTGGACGTAATGAAGGTAGATTGGGTGCATTAGTTTGTCAAGGGACAGACGATGGCAAACTAATCAAAGTTAATGTTGGCTCTGGATTTTCAGATGAGCAACGTGACGAGTTTTACTCAGCATCTGACGATGTAATAGGCGAGACTGTTGAAGTATTATGTGATGCAGTATCTCAAAACCAAGATGGAACATATAGTCTACGATTCCCAAGATTCGTAAGATTTAGGGACGACAAATAATGAATATAGAAATAGGAAAAACTTATCAAGTAAGTAACAAGTACAAAAAACGTTATGTTGAGTATGAGTATCTTAAAAACTATGACACCGATGATATTGTGTGCATAGAAACAGGCTGGAGAAGTGGTAACTGGTTTGTTACTCCACAAGATGAACATGAAGTCGAAATGTTAGTCGAAGCAATGGCTGACGATTTTGAAGATGAGTTGGAGATGAATGATTTCTCTGAAGCAGAAATGATTGACTCATGGGACGGCTGTTGGGACGATTGGGACTGGTCACGTTTCAAGTCTAAAGAAGGCGAAGAACTAGAAGAATTTATAGAAGAAGTACAAGACGAAGGCGAGTGCTATCTTTTAGATAACGGCTTTGATTCTGATGAATGTATCAGTATCTTTCAAGGCCAAATAATAATAGAACCAAAGGTAGAACAAGTTTCTAACGATCTACCTGATCTATCAATCATCGAAGACGCAGTTGAGGAACTACGAAAAGATATTGAAGGCGAATAATAAAGGAGAATAATATGCAAATAGAAGCAGAAACAAAAGAAATCATGTCCTTAGCGGACATGCTACCAGCACAGCCAGGTGATGGAGACTACATTGATAGCGACAACGGACAATGTTGTTGTGGTGAATATCAATGCAAAGAAGAGTATGTTCATTGGACATCAGGATACTAATATGGCGAAAGTAATATTAGCAACGATGTCTGAATGGCATCAAGTCCAAAGAAAATATCAATTAGAAATTGATGTAGCATATCTTAAAGATATTTTTCCAGATAAATCTGATAAAGAAGTCCAACAAATGTTTGATGATCTTGTATCAGGAGATTTACTTGTCGATGACCTAGAAGAAATGGGTTACGAGGAAAATGGTTATGATAAGTTTTACGGAATCGATTGGGACTACATGGATGAAGACGACTGGTGGACTATGAGAAAGGGTGGCTTTGATGTTACCTATGACCAAGAGGTAATAGATAAGCCAGAACCAATCTCAGATAATCCAGAGTTTGTTGCTAAAATCGAAGAAACAAAACAAGCCTTTAAGGATTACAACAATGAGTAAATGGTCAGAGCCTAATAACCTTCCACACATACCAGAAGGATTAGTAGGTTCCAAACATACCTTTCCAGATGGTGACTCTATACTGATCTTTGAGATCAAAATGAGAGACAGACTAATAGAAGGAGCAGGGGTAGAAGGAATAACTCCCTTTATTACATATGAGATTCAACAGGGACCTGGTATCCCTAGAAGGCATCAAATGTCGTATAATGACTTCCTTGGAATGTATGGACATCTATTCCCTACTATGTCTGGCAAGCAAGAATAATGCTAAATACTATAGTAAAATAGCGTAATTACACAGGAACCCAATTATATGAAGGCAAATTCATTTATAGCCTGGCTGACATTATTGACAGCACTTACTATCAGTGGTGTTGCAATTTTTTATTCAGTATCAGGTTTAGCCGCAATATTCTCAGCGGCCGTTATCCCTATTATTATTATGGGAGGCGTATTAGAGGTAAGCAAACTCGTTACAGCAGTTTGGTTACATAAGTATTGGGGTATAGCCACATGGTGGTTAAAGACTTACCTCAGTATTGCCGTGCTGGTCCTAATGTTGATCACATCAATCGGTATCTTTGGATTCTTATCTAAAGCACATGATACTGCATCTGGTAATGCGACAGAAGCCATTGCAACTGTAAATAGAATCGATGGACAGATTGCTAGAGAAGAAAATAGAATTCAAATACTTGAAGACCGTATTGCTGGATTGAACTCTGGTGATGGGTTTGATGTATCTAGTTCTATTACTCAACAACAAGAAATTATTAATGGTGCTAGAGGCGCAGTACAAGCCGATATCGATTACAACCAAACACAGATTACTGCTATCAATGAAAGATTAGATAGAGACTTACAAGCATTAGAGACTTCTTTAACAGCAGACATCAAAGTACAAACAGATAAACTTATACCCTTAGATGAACTCGTAGCAAGTTATAGAGACGAAGAAGATTCTGGGTTTATCAATAGAACAGATAACAGAGGTGAGGCTGAACGAGTCTTACAAGAACAAAAACCAGAACGTGATGCTATTGCCGCAGAAATAACTAGACTTAGAGATAGTGCAAGGGACAGAGAATCAGAGTTACGTAGGGAAGCCTCAGTCGCAGTTAGAGAAGCACAAGGTAACATTAATGACTATCGTGCCCAAACACAAGAAACAGTTGATGCCGCTACAGCAGAGATCAATC